ATCCTCTTCGTCGGCAGCGTCAGATGTGTATAAGAGACAGGGCATTCCTGCGGCAGCGTGCATTCCAGAATCTGAAAACAGTCAAAATCGCACACAATATGGCGTTTGAGGCAATGTTCCTGTATAAAGACGGGATCGTGCTGCAGGAGCCGGTGTACGACACGATCGTTGCATCACAACTTACGCTGAAAAATGATTTCGAGTACCGCGATCTCGGCGACAGCGGACTTAAAACCCTTGTCCCGTATCTGTATGGCGTTGAACTCCCGAAATTTGAGGATGTGGTTGGCGAGCACAGTTTTGATGAGCTCGACCCAGATGCATGGGACACCTGCCGGTACGCCTGTGCGGATAGCGACTGGGCATTGCAGCTTTACTACACGTTCAACGAATGGTTTGAGAACAACATCCCGAAGCACCGCCTGATCTGTGAAAAGATCGAAAGCCCGACCGCCGTTTTCACCGGCATGATGAAGTATAACGGCGTCCTGTTCGATACCGACCTCATGGAGGAAAAGAAGGCGGAGGCCGAAGCACACCTTGTGGATCTTCGAGCAAAGCTGCAGGCGGTCATCGGCAATGTGGATATCGGAGAGAACTGTGGAACGCAGGCATTCAAGGACTATCTGTATAAGACAGAAAACCTGCCCGTCCTGAAGACCACAACCAAATATGCCGAGGCAGCGGACGATGAGGCTATGCAGCTACTTCGTGCATATTGCAAAAAGCACCGTCCTGAGATGGTTTCCTTCTTCGATACCGTGCAGGAGTTTCGAAAATGGGCAAAGATCAAGAGCACCTATATCGACGGGTATCTCAAATGGATCAATCCGGCGACTGGTAGAATACACCCCGACCTCCTGCCGATGGGAACCGACACTGGACGTTTCGCATCCCGCAGACCCAACCTGCAGAATATGCCCCGCAAGGGTTCCGACCCGATCGGTGTTCGGCAGTTCGTTGTTGCGCCGAAGGGTACGACATTCCTCGATTTCGATTTCTCGCAGATCGAGCTGCGTGTGGGTGCGTTCTATTGTCGTGATCACCGAATGATGGAAACATATCGCAGCGGTGGCGACATCCACGCCAGCACCACATCGGTCATTTTTGGGATCAGCGTCGATGAGGCACAGGACAAGGACGATCCAGATTACAAGGAGCGCCGGACAATCGCCAAAAACGTGAACTTCGGCACCTTCTACGGGCTGTTCCCTCGTGGCCTGCAACGGACGCTCAAGTTCAAGGCGGGGCTCGAAAAGACCGAGGATCAGTGCGCCCAGATCATCGCCAACCTGAAAGCCGGGTATCCGTGCCTGTCCGCATGGCAGGAAGAGACGGTCAGAGCGGCTCGGCTCAACGGGTACAGCGAGACGTCCTTCGGTAGAAGGCGCTATCTCCCGAACATCAATAACCGCGCCGACTGGGGCAAGCGGAGTTTTGCTGAACGATGCAGCATGAATACGCCGATTCAGGGCACCGCAGCGGAGATCCTGAAGCTGGCGATGGCGGAGCTGATCAGAGAGCTCGCGGACAAGCCGTATATCCGCCCGATCCTGCAGATTCACGATGAGCTGCTTTTCGAGGTGGATGACGGGCACGAAGGCGAAGCGATCCGCACCATTCGCACGGCGATGGAGCGGCAGCCCTTTGCGGCCTTCGATATCCCGATCGTTGCCGAGGGCGAACACGGCACCTGCTTTGGCAAACTGCATGAGCTGGAGGTGTCCCATGTATAAGAACAAGGAAGGTTACACCGATCCCACGGCAGGCGCAGCGATGGCGTCAATCATGAAGGAATACCGCCAGAACCAGCGCCGCATCTACCGCAAGCACTCGGAGATCAAGGCGCGACCCAAGGTATACGTCGTCTCGAAGTACGCTGGGAACATTGAAGGAAACACGGCAGCGGCGATCCGCTATGCCCGCTTCGCCATAGAGAAAAAGCGCCTCCCCGTGGTCAGTCACCTGCTGTACCCGCAGATTCTGGATGACGGCGACCCGGAGCAGCGCGAGCTTGGACTACTCTTCGGGCAGGCGTTGCTGGCGCTGTGCGAGGAAGTGTGGGTGTTCGGGACAGAGCACTCATCCGGCATGCAGGCAGAGATCCACGAAGCCCATCGGCTGAAGAAGCGCATCCGATATTATAGCGAAAGACTGGAGGAAATCCATGAAGATGATAGATGAAGCCCTGCGATATGCAAAAGCAGGCATTCCCGTTTTCCCGCTCCACTGGCTCAAACAGGATGGCACATGCTCCTGCAGGCTTGGGGATATGTGTCAGGCCAAGGGCAAACACCCCCGTATTAAGAATTGGAGTGACGAAGCGACAACGGATGTCGCCAAGATCACTGGATGGTGGAATCAGACGCCCCTTGCCAACATTGGTATTCCCATGGGTGAAAAGAGCGGTCTGGTAGCGCTGGACGTTGACACTCGACATGATGGAGATAAGAGTCTCACGGATCTGGTCGCAGAGTACGGTGCATTGCCGAAGACGATCACGGCGACGACTGGTAGTGGCGGTAAACACTACATTTTCAAATACACAGAAGAACTGGCACTCAAAAATGTGGTTGGATTCCGTGACGGCCTTGATGTGCGCACACAAGGTGGATTGATCGTTGCAGCACCCAGCATGCATCAGAGCGGTAACCGATATGCGTGGGACAGCGGACTCTCTCCTTTTGAGTGTGAAGCGGCGGAAATGCCGAGCTGGCTGGTAGATGAGATTCGCAAGGTTGGCACTAAGCTTACCCAAAAGAAAAAGGCTGCGGACAAGCAGCCCCGCAAGAAGATCAAAGAAGGCGGCAGAAACAATCACTTGGCCTCTCTTGCCGGAGCACTTCGCCGTAAAGGCATCGGTGAGGACGGCATCATTGCTACACTTCGTGCCGAAAACAAAGAACGTCTCGATCCGCCCCTTGATGATGATACGATCGTGGCAATCGCCAAAAGCATCACTCGTTATGAACCGGATGATGTAGAGCCGGAGTACAAGCTGACCGACGTCGGAAACGCGGAGCGCTTTGTGGCAATGTTCAAAGATGAGGTCAAATACTGCTCTGTATATAAGAAATGGTTTATCTGGAACGGAAAGTTCTGGGAGCAGGACGAAGGCACGATTGTAGAATATGCGATTCAGTGTGTCCGCAGCATTTACACTTACGCGGATATGCTTCCCGCAGGCGATCAGCGAAAAGCATTGATCCAGCATGCCATGCGTAGCGAAAGCGGCAATAAGATCAAACTTCTCATTACGCTTGCGGCAGGCATGAAGAATCTGGCGATTGCGCCTGACGACTGGGATGCGAACCCGTGGCTGCTCAACTGCCAGAACGGCACGATCAACTTGAAGACCGGAAAACTGCAACCGTTTAACAAGGCGGACTACATTACCCGCATCTGCAACGCCTCCTTCGATGAGAATTGCGCTACGCCGTTATGGGATACGCTGTTGGAGACGATCACAAAGGGTGATACCGACACAATCCGGTACATGCAGAAGGCACTCGGCTATACGCTGACCGGCGATACATCCGAGCAGGCGATGTTCATGCTTTACGGAACCGGCAGCAACGGAAAAAGCACATTTCTCAATATCTTCTCGGCTGTGATGAATACCTACGCCCAGAGTGCGTCGAGCGATGCGTTCATGCAGAAAAAGAACGAAAGCGTAAATAACGATATTGCTCGCCTCAAGGGTGCGCGGTTTGTTACAGCTATTGAGATGGAAGAGAACAAGCGGCTTGCCGAATCCCTGATCAAATCCATGACCGGCGGAGACAAGCTGGTAACGCGCTTCCTCTACGGCGAATACTTCGAGTACGTCCCGCAGTTCAAGGTGTTTCTGGCGGCGAACCATAAGCCGATCATCCGTGATACGACCCATTCGATCTGGCGCAGGATCAAGCTCATGCCCTTCGAGAACACGTTCACGGAGGCAAACCGTGACAAACACTTTGCCGATAAGATTATGGCAAAGGAGATGCCCGGTATTCTTGCTTGGGCGGTTAAAGGGTGCCTCCTCTGGCAACGGGAAGGCATACAGGATCCGCCCAGTGTCAAAAGAGCGACAACGGAGTACCGGACAGAAATGGATTCATTCGCTACGTTTTTTGAGGAATGCTGCGAGGCGCGGGAAGGTGTCCGTGTATCGAACAAAATGCTGCGTTCTTCCTATGACGAGTGGTGCAAAGACAACGGCGAATATGCACTTTCCCAGCGCCCGTTCAGCCAGAAGCTTCTGGAAATGGGCTTTGAGAAGAAGCGTTCCGCAAGCACAGGAGCCGTGGAATGGATCGGGCTATCCATTCGCGGTGTCGCATCGAGGCTATGACTGAGGTACGATTCTTCCTGATTCTTTTTCTTATAAAGCCGTATGTGAGAAGAAATATAGAAAAAGAACAGAAAAAGCAGTCAGTATGGTTCATACCTCAGCGGCCGGAGGAACGCAGATGAATGAAACAGCATTGATTCAGAAAATACGCAAATACCTTGCCACGGTACCGGAGTGCTTCTTTTGGAAGGAGCATGGTGGGCAATACGGTACCGCTGGCATTCCCGATATCATCGTCTGTCACAAGGGACGCTTCATTGCACTGGAAGCCAAGGTCGGCAGAAATACCCCGACAAAGCTACAAGCGGCTACCATTGACCAGATCCGAAAAGCTGGTGGAACAGCAGTAGTCGTTTATAGCGTTGAGGATGTGCAGGCGGTCATATCAAAGAAGGAGGCACTGTATGATGGATGATCCCTATAGAACTCTGGCAAACGCCATTATCGTACAGGCCGCTAAGGATTACCGGAAAGCGCTGCGACAGCTTCGGCGTAATCCGAGATACGAAACGGCCAGAAACGAGAAAAATGATGTCGAGCGGTTCTTTCACTCCGAATGGTTTCACTTCCTGACGGATGCAGACCCGGATTACCTGCTCGACTATCTTGCGAGGGCTGAGATATGACGGCGAAGGCTCTTTTGGAACGCATTATCAAAATCAGAAAAGCGATCGATTATCGGAGAACAAAAATCGACGCACTGATCGAGCAGGCGGAGAACACCTCCGCCCGCATGACCGGCATACCGCATAATCCACGCTCTGACTCTTCGCCTATGGCAAGCGCCATCTGCAGGAAGGTCGATTTGGAGATAGAGATCACAAAGCTCGCTGAAGAGCGCAAAGCCCTGATTGCTAAAATCGACCTCTTAGAAAATGATGACTTATCGAGGCTCCTAATTCTGCGGTATGTGCAGGAAACGCCGTGGGACGATATCGCGGCAGAGATGGGCTTTTGCGAAAGACACATTTACCGGCTGCACAAAGCAGCGGTCGAGGAACTCGATAATCGTCTTAAAGATGTCATGTGATGTCAGTCGATGTCAGTTAAAGTCAGTCAGGAAATGCAGTATCATTATAATAGGCGAAGAACATAGAGAGCTCACACGGGACATCCCGCGTGGGCTTTTCTTATATACGCCAATACAGACGGAAGGAGCAGATCAATGTCATATAGGAAAGTCGGCACTTTAGAGCAGTGTTGGTATGTCCTCAAATACTGGCTGCGAGAGCACTTCCGCAAGAGGAAGTGAGACTATGCCGCGTAAACCTAAGAGGCCGTGCGCTTACCCCGGATGCCCTAACCTGACAGACGGGCAATATTGTGAGCAGCACAGGAAATACGCAAGGCAGCAGTATGATCGATATGAGCGGTCACCACATACCGCGAGTAAATACGGAAGAGCGTGGCACCGGATTCGCGCCAGATATGTAGCATCCCATCCGCTGTGTGAACAGTGCCTTAAAGAAGGTCGGATCACACCGGTAGAAGAAGTTCACCATATCGTGCCGATCAGCCGTGGCGGAACTCACGCAGCGGACAACCTAATGTCGCTATGCCAAAGCTGTCATAACAAGATTCACCACGACCTAGGCGACCGGTAGGGGGATCAAAATCTTGAAAACTTGATTACGCGGACAACGGCGCGGGGTCACGCGCGAAAAATCGGGAAATCAAGATGGGTATAGCCCCCGCGATTTCAAGAAATCAAACGAAATGGAGGTAGCGCACATGGCAAATGGACATGGCGGTGCTCGCCCCGGCGCAGGGCGCAAGAAGAAAGCGCTATCTGAGAAAATTATGGATGGAAACCCCGGCAAGGCACCGCTGACGAAGCTGCAGTTTGAAATTCAGAAGACGGATATGCATGGTGAGGACATGCCGCCGGTCGCCGAATACCTGAAGCAGGTCACAAAAAACTCGCAGCAAAACCTTGCACCGCAGATTTACGAAGACACGTGGCGCTGGCTCAATGAGCGCGGGTGCGCCATCTACGTCAAGAAAGAACTGATTGAGCAGTATGCGCTGTACATGCAGCGTTGGATCCAGTGTGAGGAAGGCATCAACCAATATGGATTGCTTGCCAAGCACCCGACCACACAACTGCCGATCGCCAGCCCGTATGTGAATATGGGCATTTCGTTTTTAAAGCAGGCAAACGTATTATGGCTGCAGATCTACCAGATCGTGAAGGACAACTGCGAAACGCCCATCGGTAGCAGCAACCCGAACGACGATCTGATGGAGCGGCTGCTCGGATAAGGAGATACACATGCAAATAGACAAAATCCCCGTGGCAAAGCTGAAAGCTGCGGAATACAACCCGCGTCGGGCGCTCAAACCCGGTGACGCGGAATACGAAAAGCTCAAGCGCAGCATTACGGAATTCGGTTATGTGGAGCCGGTCATCTGGAATAAACAGACCGGCAACGTGGTCGGCGGCCACCAGCGGCTGACGGTCATGCGTGATCTTGGGATCACAGAGATTGACTGCGTCGTAGTGGATCTCGACCCGATGCGCGAAAAGGCGCTGAATGTGGCGCTCAATAAGATTCAGGGTGAATGGGACAAAGATAAGCTGGCCGCGTTGCTCACGGAGTTCGACGGCAGCGAGTTCGACGTCACCCTCACAGGTTTCGATGCCGCCGAGGTCGATGAGCTCCTGAACGCCTTCTACTCCAAGGAAGCCGTACAGGATGACTTCGATGTTGACGAAGAGACCGAAAAAATCAAGGCAAAGGGTGCGGTCACCAAGACCGGCGATGTCTGGAAGCTGGGGGTACATCGACTCATGTGCGGCGATTCTACCTCGGAGGTGGATTTCGCAAAGCTCATGAACGGCAACAAAGCGCAGATGACGGTCACGTCCCCGCCGTATGGCGTCGGCAAGGATTACGAAAGCAAAGGCATCGAGCCGTGGTTTGAAACCATGCGTCCGGTGGTCAAGAACCTGACGCGCTACGCTGGAATCGTCTGCTGGAACCTCGGCGACCTCTACGCCACCGGCACACAGTTCATCGAGCCGACGAACTTCTACTCTTCCCAGCTTTTTGCGGAGCAGGGCTTCCGCCCAATCTGGATACGCATCTGGAAGAAGCAAGGAATGAACTACGGCGTCGGCCCTTACCACCTCGTGACGAACAAGCCGGTGCAGCAGTACGAATACATCTCCGCGTTCAGCAAAAATGGCGACGTCGAGTACAACGATCAGGAATACATGTGGCTGTCTGCATACGCCGGTCACGCATACCGCTTCGTCAAGCGCCTCACCAAAGAGGAACGCAAGAACTGGGGCTACGCAGGCATCTGGGAGATGAACACGGTACGCGCGAACAAGGATCACCCGGCAATGTACCCGGTGGAACTCCCGTGGCGCTGCATCAAAATGCACTCCGATCGCGGCGACATTGTGCTGGAGCCGTTCGGCGGCAGCGGTACAACGATTATCGCCTGTGAGCAGCTGGAGCGCGTGTGCTACGCAATGGAGAAAAGCCCGGAATACTGCGACCTCGCCGTCAAGCGCTGGGAGCAGTTCACCGGCCAGAAGGCAGAGAGGATCACCAGCCATGCCGACGCAGAATAACCGCCACACCATTTCAGACCTGTACCAGATGCAATCCCTTCCGCTGGAGATCAAAGTGCGGATGACGCAGCGCCGGATACGCGACTGGGTGGAATACTGGGGCGAAGACGGCGTGTACGTTTCATTCAGCGGCGGCAAGGACAGCACGGTACTGCTGGATATCTGCCGCAGGATGTACCCGAACATCGTCGCCGTGTACAGCGATACGGGCTTGGAGTTCCCAGAGATCCGCGAATTCGTGAAGACCAGGGATAACGTGGTCTGGGTAAGGCCGGAGCTCACGTTCCGCAAGGTCATCGAGAAATGCGGATATCCCTGTATCTCGAAGGAGCAGGCGGAATGGATACACCGGATCCGCCTCGGCCAGAAGAACACACGCGATATCCAGAAATACTTTTACGGCATACGCACCAACGGCCAGCCCTCCCGCTTCAAGATTTCGGAGCGGTGGAAATTCATGCTGAACGCGCCCTTCGACATTGGCGCGGGCTGCTGCAATGAGATGAAAAAGAAGCCGATCGCCAAGTACGCGAAAGAGACCGGACGCGTTCCGATCGTGGGCACAATGGCGTGCGAGTCATCGTTGCGGACAAGCAACTGGCTCCGATACGGCTGCAACGCCTACGATAACAAGAAGGCGACGTCGGCACCTCTCTCGTTCTGGACTGACGCGGACATCTGGGAATACATCCGCACCTACGATATTCCATACTGCAAGATTTACGATATGGGCTACGTTCGGACGGGCTGCATCTTCTGCATGTTCGGCGTTCACCTCGACAGCGAGCCGAACCGCTTCCAGCGGCTGCAGCGGACGCACCCACAGTTGTGGCGCTACTGCATGAAGCCGTGGAACAAAGGCGGGCTCGGCATGCGCGAGGTACTGGAATACATGGGCGTGCCCTACGAAAACTTCATGCTGGAGGAGGAAGACAATGTTTGAAAAAGTGAATCCGGCGCACCCGGACAAAATCGCCGATCGGATCGCAGGTGCGATCGTGGATCTGGCATATAACGAAAGCGCAAACCCAAAGATCGCCGTGGAGGTGCTGATCGGGCATGGCATGTGCAATATCGCGGTGGAGTCCTCCGTGCATATCTCAGCAACGGATATTCTGGAAGCAGTCTCGCGGATCGCGGGCGCCGTGGTCGTAAACTACCATGAGGTCGCGCAGGATCCCATTCTCGCAAGAAATCAGGCGAATGCCGTGCGCTGCGGCGACAACGGCATCTTCCGAGGCGTCCCCGTCACGGACGAACAGCGTGCGCTGGCAGAGATCGCAAGAGAAATCTTCGCACGATACCCCTCGGATGGTAAATACATTCTCGACAGTGACCGGCTCATCATCTGCCAAAGCTGCGCGGACACCGAAGACCTGCAAGATCAGTTCCCCGGCGCGGAGATCAACCCGCTCGGCGACTGGACAGGCGGCATCGATGTGGACACCGGCGCGACCAACCGAAAGCTTGGCAGCGATATGGCAGACAGTATTACGGGCGGAGGCCTTCATGGGAAAGACCTCTCGAAGGCCGACGTCAGCGTGAACATCTACGCATGGCTCAAAGCCCAGCGGGACGAAGTACCGGTCGAGCTCTGCTGTGCGATCGGCGACGATACCGTGGACGGCAGACCCTATGCCGAGATTGTCCGCATCGCCCGCGACTACATCCGCAGGATCGGCGGATTTGAGAAGTTCGCAGAATGGGGTTTGGTATGAACATTGAAAAGATCAGCGTGGAGAAACTGCTCCCCGCGAAGTACAATCCCAGAAAAGACCTGCAGCCCGGTGACCCTGAGTTCGAGAAGCTGAAGCGCAGCATAACCGAGTTCGGTTACGTCGAGCCGATCATCTGGAACAAGCGAACTGGTGTGGTCATCGGCGGGCACCAGCGGCTCAAGGTGTTGCAGCACCTCGGCTACACCGAGGTGGACTGCGTCGTGCTCGACATCGACGAACAGAAGGAAAAAGCCCTGAACGTGGCGCTGAATAAAATCAGCGGCGCGTGGGACGTTCCGCTCCTGACTGCATTGCTGCGTGATCTGGATGAGAGCGGCTTCGATGCCACCCTCACCGGCTTCGACGTCAGCGAGATGAGCGAACTGTTCGACGATCAGAGCGAGATCGTGGAAGACGATCCCCCGGAGGCAGCGCCGGAAGGCACGGAGCCATTCTCACAACTCGGCGACCGCTGGCTACTCGGCAGGCATGTCCTCTACTGTGGGGATAGCACCGAGAAAAAGGACATCGCAGCACTTATGGACGGCAAGCAGGCCTACCTCGTGGTAACGGATCCGCCATACAATGTGGCATATGAAGGCAGCAACGGACTAACGATCCAGAACGACGATATGCCGGAGGAACAGTTTCTTGCGTTCCTGATCGCAGCATTCAGCCGAATGCATGAGGTCATGAAACCCGGCACTCCGTTCTATATCTGGCACGCCGAGACGGTCGGCGGCGCATTCCGCAGAGCGACGAACGAGGCACTCGGCAAGGTGCGCCAGATGCTGGTGTGGAATAAGAACGCATTCACTATGGGACACCAAGATTACCAGTGGAAGCACGAAGCTTGCATTTACGGCTGGACAGACGGCGGCTCCCACTACTTCGTGGATGACCGGACGCAGGCAACGGTGATCGAGGACAAGCGCATTGATATCAATAAGCTGAAGAAGGAAGAAATGCGCGATCTGCTGCGGGAAATCTTCTCGGACAAGGTCTCGACGACTGTGATCGACGAAAACAAGCCCGCCCGAAACGCGGATCACCCGACGATGAAGCCACTGAAGCTCTTGGCGCGGCTGATCAAAAACAGCTCGCGGCAGGGCGACATCGTGCTCGACACCTTCGGCGGCAGCGGTAGCACACTCATCGCCTGCGAGCAGCTTGGCAGATCATGTTACACGATGGAGCTCGACCCGAAGTACGCGGACGTGATTGTCAAACGCTGGCTGAAATTCACCGGCGCGGATCACGCCGAGCTCGTGCGCGGAGGCAAAAAGCAGCCGGTCACGGCGAATATGTTATAACTGCTAATTCTTCTGCTTTTCGGTTTTGCATCTGGACTTCCTCGTTTCTTTCTGGCTTAATACCCTTACCATAAACAAGGGAGGTACCCACCATGACACTGGAAAAGGCAACGAAAGACATGCAGGCGCTGGTCGCGCAGCACGGCTTCAACTACGAAGGCGAGCTCACCTGCGACGGACGGCAGATCTTCACTCGGCGCTGGACGAAGAAAACGCAGGTCGTGTGGTACGGCGAAAGCGAAAGCACGCTGGAGATTAAGATCAGCATGAGCTACGGCATCCCGCTGGTCAGGATAATCCGCGACGGCAGACGCGAAGACAAGCCCCGTGACTACTCAAGCCCGAAGCGGGCATTCAACGCCATTGACGAGATCGTTCGATGCGCCGGATTCGAGATGTAAGGAGGCGGACACGATGTACGAAACCAGAAAAGAAGCAGCGGACGCCTGCAAATACGAAGCAGCGGCAGCCGAGCGATTCAGCACGGCGGCCATCCGGAAAGCGAGCGAAGGCCAATGCAACGCAGCATGGCGGCTCGCGGATCAGGCCAGAATGGCAGCTCGGTGCGCGATGCAGGCGCACGAATCGCTGTGGGCACTGGCGGGCGAAGACATGACCGAAGCGGAGTTCGATGCCTTCGAGAAAGCAGAGATCGCACAGGTCTTCGCAAGCAGAGCCGAACGCGCGGCGGCGGCAGCGGTCGAAAAGCTGAACGCAGCGCAGAACGGCCTGCCCCCGAAGCTCGACGCTCTCTGCGAACAGACAGGTACCCGCCCCGAAGGGATCAAGGCGCTCATGGCCTACTACACAGAGAACAGCGGATGGACAGAACAGCAGGCGGTCGAGCACATCGAAAAACTCTTCGAGGACGGGACGGTCGAGGCGCTTCAGATGCTCAAATAAGGACAGCAGCAGCGTCGCAGAACACAGTTCTGCGGTCGCTTTTTTAGTTGTTTTCTTTCTGCTAATTCCGCGTTTTTGGCCTGGACTTTCCCGCTCTTCTCTGGCTTAATTGTCCTACCAAAAACAAAGGAGACAACCCCACCATGACAGAGAAACAGATCAAGCAGGTCAAAGCCCAGCTCCCCGAAGGCGAAACGCTCAACAGGATGTACCGCTCCTACGAAGGCGACATCCGCGTGATCAGCCGAGACAGGAAAGGCAACGAACACCGGTACACAACCCGCCTCAACTCAGACATGAGCGTAACGCTCATAAGCATGTAAGGAGGTGGACGCAGTGATCACACTCGAAAGCTTCTACGACCTGATCAGCCGGAACGCACAGGTCACGCTGCTGAACACCCGGTGCCGCACGAACATCTTCACCGGCAGCGCACGGGACATCCCAGACGAATACAGCGACTGCCCGGTCGAGGACTTCAGCATGAACGACAGCGGCCACCTGACCTTCAAGATCAAGGTCAAGGAAACCCGGCCAGCGGGCAGCAACTGGCAGGAAGGCACGATCCGAGTCCATGACCGGATCTACCACTACTGGGTAAAGCAGTACCCGGAGAGCTCCAAGTACGGGATCGGCGGCGGGCGCGTCTCGAAGCTGATGCTGAAGCGCAAAGGCGAAATCGTCTGCAACTACGATCGCGGCTGGGACGTAAAGCCCATCGACGAAGACACCGAGCTGGCGAAGGACATCATCCTCCACCAGTACACGCTGTAAGGAGGGATTGACGATGTTCGGAATCAGAAGAGAGACGGTCGAGCGCCTGCGTCGGGAATACCCCGTTGGCTGCAGAGTCGAGCTCGTACAGATGGACGACGTGCAGGCACCTCCGATCGGGACGAAGGGAACGGTCAGAGGCGTCGACGACATCGGCAGCATCATGGTCAGATGGGACAACGGCTGTGGGCTCTCGGTGGCATACGGCGAAGACAGATGCAGGAGAATCGACGAATGAAGAAGCCGGTACTGAAATATGACAGTCGCGGCCCCGAAGGCAACGTGTTCTGGATACTCGGACATGTGCAGCGGGTGATGCAACGCGACGGCAGGAGCGCCGAATGGGAGAAACTGTGGGAGCGAGTGCAGAGCGCGGACAGCTACAACGATGCGCTGCAGCTGATCGGTGAAGAGGTCACGCTCATAGATACAGCAAAATAAGGAGGAATGCGGCAGCGTCGGACGCTGTCGTTTTTTGTCGAAAAATACAGGAGGGACAGAGCGATTGGCGGACAACAAGATCATTGTCCCGGAAAAGAAAATCATTACGAACGTCACTCTCGCCGATCGCGCCGTTGCCTTTATATCCGCCCTGAAACATACAAAGGGTGAATGGCATGGTAAGAACTTTGAGCTGCTGCCGTGGCAGGAGAAAGTTGTGCGAGACGTTTTCGGGACAGTTAAAGAAAACGGATATAGGCAATACAACACGGCGTACATTGAAATACCGAAGAAACAAGGCAAGAGCGAACTCGCAGCAGCGGTCGCTCTTTATTTGTTGGCCGGTGACGGCGAATGGGGCGCGGAGGTCTACGGCTGCGCAGCAGACCGGCAGCAGGCATCCATCGTCTTTGACGTCGCCTGCCAGATGGTGGAGCAATGCCCTGCGCTGAAGAAACGCATCAAGCCAGTGCTTTCCCAGAAGCGACTGGTTTACACGCCCCTCAACAGCTTTTATCAGGTGCTGTCGGCAGAATCCTATACTAAGCACGGGCTGAACGTCCATGGTGTCGTTTTCGATGAGCTCCACGCCAAGCCAAACCGGCTGCTGTATGACGTTATGACCCACGGCTCCGGCGACGCGCGAAAACAGCCGCTGTTCTTCCTGATCACAACTGCAGGCACCGATAGGAACAGTATCTGCTGGGAGGTGCATCAGAAGGCGGAGGACATTCTCACCGGACGCAAGAACGATCCGACTTTCTACCCTGTGATTTATGGCATCGACGATGATGCGGATTGGTCGGATGAGCGCAACTGGTACAAGGCAAATCCATCTCTGGATGTGACAGTGGATGTAGAGAAGCTCCGCGCTGCCTACCAGAGCGCGAAGGACAATCCAGCGGAAGAGAACCTTTTCAGGCAGCTGCGACTCAATCAATGGGTGAAGCAGTCGGTGCGCTGGATGCCCATGGACGCTTGGGATAAATGTGATACCCTCGTAAATCCGGAAACACTCATTGGCCGAGAGTGCTACGGCGGGCTTGACCTTTCAAGTAGTACGGACATAACGGCATTTGTACTTGTGTTTCCGCCGCGCGAAGAGAAGGAGCCGTATTATATTCTCCCGTACTTTTGGGTGCCGGAGGACACGATTGACCTCCGAGTGCGGCGCGACCATGTACCGTATGATGTGTGGAAGGTGCAAGGCTCGGCCATGGCAACCGAAGGAAACGTTATTCATTATGGTTTCATCGAGCAATTCATTACTGAGCTCGGCACCAAGTTTAACATCAAAGAGATCGCATACGACCGATGGGGCGCAGTGCAGATGAGCCAAGACCTTGCGGACGCAGGTTTTACAATTGTTCCATTCGGGCAGGGATTCAAAGATATGAGTCCACCGACGAAAGAGCTCATGAAACTGGTACTCGAAGGTAGGATTGCCCACGGCGGCAACGCCCCGCTGCGATGGATGATGGATAACATCTATGTGCGGACAGATCCCGCAGGCAATATCAAACCGGATAAGGAAAAGAGCACAGAGCGCATTGACGGTGCAGTAGCAACGATCATGGCGCTCGACCGTGCAATTCGCCACCAAGGCCCCGACGAGTCAGTATATAACTCGCGCGGGCTTTTGTTTATATGAATATGTAGTACAGGAGGATACAAATGGGAATTTTCAGTGGACTTTTCAAATCAAGGGACAAGCCTCAAGACAGAACAGCAGGCAGCAATTATGCTTTCTTCTTCGGCGGCACGACCTCCGGCAAAGCGGTAACGGAGCGCTCGGCCATGCAGATGACCGCCGTGTATTCCTGCGTTCGTATACTGTCAGAGGCCGTCGCGGGACTGCCGCTGCACCTATATAAATACACGGACAGCGGCGGCAAGGCGATGGCGCTTGACCATCCGCTCTACCGCTTGCTCCACGATGAGCCGAACCCGGAGATGAGTTCTTTTGTGTTTCGTGAGACACTCATGACGCATCTGCTCCTTTGGGGCAACGCCTATGCGCAGATCATCCGCAACGGCAAAAATGAAATCGTTGCTCTGTATCCCTTGATGCCGAACAAGATGTCGGTGGACAGAGATGAAAACGGGCGTCTCTACTACACCTATTATCGTGGCTCGGATGAAGCCATCAAAAACAAGGAGTTCGCCGTAACGCTTCATCCCTCGGACGTACTTCACATTCCGGGACTCGGTTTTGACGGTCTGGTCGGTTACAGCCCCATCGCTATGGCGAAAAACGCCATCGGCATGGCTATCGCCTGTGAGGAATACGGCGCAAAGTTCTTCGCCAACGGTGCCGCACCGGGCGGTGTGCTGGAACACCCCGGCACGATCAAAGACCCGCAGCGTGTGCGGGAGAGCTGGCAGTCCACCTTCGGCGGCAGCGGCAATGCCAATAAGATTGCCGTGTTGGAAGAAGGCATGAAATACACGCCCATCGGCATCTCGCCGGAGCAGGCGCAGTTCCTCGAAACACGAAAATTCCAAATCAATGAGATCGCTCGAATTTTCCGAGTGCCGCCCCACATGGTCGGTGATCTGGAAAAGTCGAGCTTTTCTAATATTGAGCAGCAGTCCCTTGAATTCGTGAAATATACCCTTGACCCGTGGGTCATCCGCTGGGAACAGTCCATTCAGCGGTCACTCCTTTCACGGGACGAAAAAACGGCGTATTTCGTGAAGTTCAATCTGGAAGGCTTGCTTCGCGGCGACTATCAGAGCCGCATGAACGGGTACGCCATCGGCCGCCAGAACGGTTGGATGTCCGCAAACGACATCCGGGAGCTTGAAAACCTCGACCGTATCCCGGAGGAGGACGGCGGCGACTTGTACCTCATTAACGGCAATATGCTCCCACTGAAGAATGCGGGTGCTTTTGCAGATACACCCACCGATGACGGAAAGGAGGAAAAAACCGATGAAGAAATTTTGGAATTGGAAGAGCCGAACGGTGACGAACTCGGAGACGCAGGAGCAGACACAGGAAAGAACCCTGTTCCTGAACGGAACCATCGCAGAAGAAAGCTGGTTTGACGATGATGTCACACCACAGCTTTTCAAGGATGAGCTGATGTCCGGCAGCGGCAACATCACCGTGTGGATCAACAGCCCCGGCGGAGACTGCGTGGCAGCGGCTCAAATCTACAATATGCTCATGGACTACAAGGGTGATGTGACGGTCAAGATCGACGGGATTGCCGCATCCGCAGCGTCCGTCATCGCTATGGCAGGCACGAAGGTGCTGGTATCTCCCGTGTCCATGCTCATGATCCACAACCCCATGACAGCGGCATTCGGCAATTCGGACGAAATGCAGAAAGCCATTGAGATGCTCGGCAGCGTGAAGGATTCCATCATCAATGCCTATGAGATCAAAACCGGATTATCCCGTGCAAAACTGTCTCATCTCATGGATGCCGAAACTTGGATGGATGCCAACAAGGCTGTGGAACTCGGCTTTGCGGACGGAATCATGAGCCGTGCCGATGAGGCTGAGGACATGACTGTCCCCACAGTTTCCATGCTGTATTCCAAGGCGAACGTGGTGAACTCCCTCATGGAGAAGATCGCCGTAAAATGCGGCATTGAACCCAAACCCGCCGTGCCGGAGCGCACGGGACGCTCTGTGGATGAACTCAGAGCCAAGCTGAACACCATCAAAAACTACATTTAATATGGAGGTATTTCAATATGACTATCGTTGAACTGCGCGAAAAGCGCGCCAAGCTGTGGGCTACGATGGAGGGATTTCTCGACACCCACCGCGACCGAAAAGGCGTTCTGTCCGCCGAGGACGATGCCGTTTATGCCAATATGGAGAAGGAGCTGAATGATCTCACCAATGAGGTCAGACGCATGGAGCGCCGCGACGCCATTGCCGCAGAGCTTGCAAAGCCCGTATCCTCTCCCATTACCGAGCAGCCCCAGAAAGCAACCGGCGAAGCCAAGACTGGCAGAGCGTCGGGCGCCTACCGCGAGGACTTCGGTCTGCATCTGCGTGGCAAACGTATGCTCCACAATGTGCTCTCCGAGGGCGTGGATGCCAACGGCGGCTACCTCGTACCCACCGAATTTGAGAAGTTCATCGTGGACACGCTCAAGGAGGAAAATGTGATGCGCCGTCTGTGCAAGGTCATCACTACCGATAACGAGCGTAAGATCCCCGTTGCAGCGACCCATTCCACCGCTGCGTGGACGGCTGAGAACGCCGCCTACACCGAGAGCAATCCCACCTTCGCACAGAAGACCATTGACGCCTACAAGCTGACCGACCTTGTGAAGGTGAGCATTGAGCTTCTGGACGACAGTGCCTTCGATCTGGAAGAGTACATCGCCCGTGAGTTTGCCTACGCCTTCGGTGCTGCCGAGGAACAGGCATTCTGCGTCGGCACCGGTACGGGTCAGCCCACCGGCCTGTTCACCACCAACGGTGGCACGGTCGGCGTTACCGCAGCCAGTGCGACCGCCGTCACCACCGACGAGGTGATTTCCCTAATCTATGCGCTGAAAGCACCTTACCGCAAGAATGCCAAGTTCCTGATGAACGATGCTACTGTTTCCGCACTTCGTAAGCTGAAGGATTCCAACGGTCAGTATCTGTGGCAGCCCTCTCTGCAGGCGGGTCAGCCGGACAGACTGCTCGGTTACGAGATTTACACCAGCCCGTATGCTCCCACGCTGGCGGCAGGTGCGCTCTCTATCGCTTTCGGCGATTTCCAGAGCTACTGGATCGCTGACCGCACCGGCAGAACCGTTCAGCGTCTGAACGAGCTGTATTCCACCAACGGTCAGGTCGGCTTTGTTGCCACCGAGCGTGTGGACGGCAAGATCATCCTGCCGGAGGGTATCCAGCTTCTGAAGATGAAGGCGTCTTGATGAAAGGAGGCGGCGGTGATGGACGAGCTTCTCTCCAAAGTGAAAGCCAACCTTATCCTGGAACACACGGCGGATGATGCCTTGCTAAAAAGCTACATCACCGCCGCTGTTTCTTACGCCGAAAGCTATCAGCACATCCCGGAGGGGTTCTATAAGGAGAATCCCATGCCAGCCACCACAGAGCAAGCCGTCATCATGCTGTCGTCCCACTTCTATGAAAGCCGGGACGGCAGCACGGGCGGCTTCTTTGCGGATAACACCGGAGCGGCGCAGCAGGTGTGGAACACCGTCAATCTGCTGCTCCGCTTGGATAGGCGGTGGCAGGTATGAGTTTTGGAAAAATGAACGGCTTTGCCGACATTGTGAAAACCAGGCAGGTCAAGGACAGCGAGGGCTTCATCCATTCCGAGAATGAAGTCCTCGCTTCCGTCCATGTCTATCGGGAAGGTCGGCACGGCAGTCAGCGTTGGGCAAACCTCGCCGCATTCAGCGAAGCGACCGACCTGTTTCGCTTTCGGTGTATTCCGGGGCTGACGGTCACTACCGACCATTTTCTCATTTACGGCGGAGAGCGATTTAGTATCATCTCTGTTGAAAATGTGAAAGGTCGTGGGATGTACATCGAGGTTTTAGCGAAAAAGGAGGTGCCGACCATTGGCTAAGTGCGATATGAAAATGCCGGAGGATTTCCTTCTGAAGATATCTAAGCTCGGCAGCAAATTTGACAGTGTGGCGGATACCGTCCTGCAGGCCGGTGGCGAGGTCGTGCTGAAAAGGGTCAAGAGCAATCTTTCCTCCGTCATTGGCAGAGGGACAAAATTCAAATCCCGCACCACGGGCGAACTGGAAGGCGCACTCGGCCTTTCGCCGTCCAGACTGAATCGGGACGGTAACCACGACATCAAGGTCGGTTTTGCCGAGCCTCGCTCGGACGGCGGCAGCAATGCCAAACTTGCCAACATTCTCGAATACGGCAAGCACGGTCAGCCTGCAAAGCCGTTTCTGAAGCCTGCGAAAACGGCGTCCCGGCAGGAATGTATCGATGCCATGACCAAGGCGCTGGACGAGGAGGTGGAAAAGCTGTGAGCCTGCTATCCGATTTACAAACCATCTCCGAGCATTGCGGCGTTCCAGTGGAAACGGGTGTGTTCTCCGGCAAAGCACCGGACACCTATCTGGTCATCACTCCGCTGTCGGACAGCTTTGAGCTTCACGCCGACAACGCTCCCGGCTGCGAAACGCAGGAGGCACGGCTGTCCCTCTTCACAAAGGGCAGTTACACCAAACTGAAAAATGACCTTGTCCGCGCCTTGCTGGGTGCAGATTTTTATATTACCGACCGCCGGTACATCGGCTTTGAGACCGAGACCGGCTACCATCACTACGCCATTGATGTGGCGCAAATCTACGAACTGGAGGAATAAGTTATGGCTACCATCGGTCTTGACAGACTGTATTACGCAAAAATCACCGAGAACGACGCCGGTGAAGAAACCTACGGTACGCCGTCCCAGCTTGCCAAAGCCATCTCCGCTGACCTTTCGGTGGAACTGGCAGAAGCGACGCTCTATGCCGACGACGGTGCTTCGGAGATTGTGAAGGAATTCAAATCCGGCACACTCTCCCTCGGCATTGACGATATCGGCTCTACGGCGGCATCCGACCTCACGGGTGCGACTATTGACAAGAACAAGGTGCTGATTTCCGCATCCGAGGACGGCGGCGACCCTGTGGCGGTAGGATTCCGTGCCAAGAAGTCCAACGGCAAGTACAAGTATTACTGGCTGTACCGTGTGAAATTCGGTATTCCGGCGACGAACCTTGCCACCAAGGGCGACAGCATTACCTTCTCCACGCCGACCATTGAAGGCACCATTCTGCGCCGCAACAAAGCAGACGCAGGCGGCAAACACCCGTGGAAGGCAGAAGCATTGGAGGGCGATGTGACCGCTGCGGCTATCACGAACTGGTATAAGGAAGTCTATGAGCCGACCTATACCACGACACCCGAAAAGCAGGGTTAACGGAGGTAACGCACAATGGATAACGAAAGAACCGCAGTCATCACTATCGGCGACGAGGAGTACACGCTGCTCCTCACAACCAAGGCCACCAAGGAGATCGCCGGTCGATACGGCGGTCTGGAAAACCTCGGCGAGAAGCTGATGAAGTCCGAGAACTTTGAAATGGCCATCGGAGAGATCGTGTGGCTCATCACGCTTCTGGCAAATCAGAGCATCCTCATTCACAACCTCAAGGACAAGGAGCACCCCAAGGAGCCGCTCACCGAGGATGTGGTGGAGCTTCTGACCACGCCGCTTGATCTCGCCGGATACAAAACCGCCATTACGGAAGCGCTCTACAAGGGTACCAAGCGGAATGTGGAAAGCGAGAAAGACGCAAAAAACGCACAAGTCGGGTAACAGTCTCCGATGCGGAGCTGTTTACCCGGCTTCTCTACTACGGCCTTGCCCACCTTCATCTCAGCCAGGATGAGGTGTGGCTGATGCCGTTTGGACTTCTGCTGGATCTGTGGGAGTGTCACAAGCAGTATAACGGGCAGGCTGTTCCTGCTCACGAACACTACATCGACGATATTATCCCGGACGGCATTTAAGGAGGTGACGGTACATGGCAGATAGTTTCGGACTGAAGATCGGTCTTGAGGGTGAAAAGGAGTTCAAAAAAGCACTGGCGGATATCAACCAGTCCTTCAAGGTGCTAGGCTCCGAAATGAAACTCGCCACCTCTCAGTTCGATAAGAACGATAAATCCGTGGAGGCTCTCGCCGCACGGAACAAGGTGCTGCGAAAAGAGATCGATGAGCAGACGACAAAAATCGACACCCTTCGCAAGGCTCTGCAGAATGCCGCCACCTCCTTTGGAGAGAACGACCGCCGCACCCAGAACTGGCAGATCCAACTCAACAATGCCGAAGCCGCCCTCAACGACATGAACCGGGAGCTGGACGAAAACGAAAAAGCCATCAAGGAGGGCGGCAAGGCTGCGGAGGAATCCGGCAGTAAGTTTGAAGGCTTCGGCAAGGTTCTTAAAACCGTAGGTGTGGCACTCGGTGCCGTGGCTGTTGCCGCAGGTGCCGCCGCCGTGAAGCTCGGCAAAGAGGTCATTGCCGCCTATGCGGACTATGAGCAGCTGGTCGGCGGTGTTGACACCCTGTTCAAGAACTCCTCGCAGGAGATCCAGCGGTACGCCGCCAACGCATACAAAACGGCAGGACTTTCCGCCAACGAGTACATGGAGACGGTCACGGGCTTCTCCGCAAGCCTCATCCAGTCTCTCGGCGGCGATACCGAAAAGGCCGCAAAGTATGCGGATATGGCAATCACGGATATGTCCGATAACGCCAACAAGATGGGCACGGATATGTCCTCCATTCAGAATGCCTACCAGGGTTTTGCCAAGCAGAACTACACGATGCTCGATAACCTCAAGCTCGGCTACGGCGGCACAAAGCAGGAAATGGAGCGACTGCTTGCCGATGCGGAAAAGATATCCGGCGTCAAGTATGATATTTCTTCCTACGCAGATGTGGTGGAAGCCATCCATGTCATGCAGGAAAGCATGGACATTGCGGGTACGACCGCCAAGGAAGCGGAGGCCACCATTTCAGGCTCTGTCAATGCGCTGAAATCCGCCGTGTCGAACCTCATCGTAGGCTTTGGTGATGCGGACGCTGACATGGAGCTGCTGTGCAACAACATGGTGGATGCCTTCAAGACCGTGGTGGCAAACATCACGCCGGTCATTGAAAACATCGTGGCGGCTCTGCCCACGGCGCTGGACGCCCTGCTGACGGCTGTGGGTGAACTGCTGCCCACACTGCTGGAAGCAGTCACCGAACTGTTCTCGCAGGTGCTGGAAACGTTGCTGTCTTTGCTTCCGCAGCTTATCCCAGCGGCGGTGTCCGCACTCATGACCATCGTGAACACGCTGATTGAGAATCTGCCCCTGCTTATCGCGGCAGCGGTTCAGCTGGTGTCTACACTGGTGACAGGCATTGCGGATGCACTGCCTACGCTCATCCCGGCAGCGGTGCAGGCTATCGTTACCATCGTACAAGGTCTGGTGGACAGTCTGCCGATGCTCCTTGACGCAGCCTTACAGCTTATCACGGGACTGGCGCAAGGACTTCTGGACGCACTGCCCGTGCTGATTGCCGCTCTGCCGGAGATCATCAACGGCATCATTACCTTCCTGCTGGACTCCATCCCGCAGATCATTGAGACGGGCATTCAGCTTCTGACCTCGCTGGTGACTGCATTGCCGGAGATCATCACGGCAATCGTAGAGGCCATCCCGAAAATCATTGATGGCATTATCAATGCTGTGCTGAATGCGATACCGCTCATTATTCAGGCAGGCATTGATTTGCTGATTTCCCTCATTCAAGCCCTGCCGCAGATCATCACGACCATCGTGCAGGCGATTCCGCAAATCATCTCCGGCATTGTCAATGCACTGGTCGGAAACATCGATAAGATCATCATGGCAGGTGTGCAGTTGTTCGTTGCGCTGATTGAAAATCTGCCAACCATTATCGTGGAGATCGTCAAGGCCGTGCCGCAGATCATTGCGGGCATCGTGAAAGCCTTCGGCTCTCTGATGTATAAAATCGTGGAGATCGGCGGCAATATCGTAAAAGGCCTGTGGGACGGTATTACCCAGCTTGCCTCGTGGCTGTGGGACAAGGTATCCGGGTGGATCTCCTCCATCTGGGACGGCATCTGCGATTTCTTCGGTATCCATTCGCCCTCGAAGGAGATGGCATGGGTCGGTGAAATGCTGGTCAAGGGCTTGTCCGGCTCCATTGAGGATAACGGTGATGAAGCGGTCAAAGCCGCCGAAGGCATGGCTGAGGACATCAACGGCGTTATGGGCGGCCTTGCTCACGATATGCAGACGGCACTGCCCACGGACTTTGATGTCAGCGGTAGCTTCCGTTCGGCGGTGGATGGCGTGACCGGCAAGGCGGCGTCTGCTTTCACCATTGCACTGAACATTGCCACCTTTAACAATTACAGCAATGAGGACATCCGTCAGCTGACCAACGAAGTCATGGAAACGGCGAATCAGTTCGCCCAGCGGAAAGGAGTGGTATTCGCATGACCTATTTTACCTACAACGGCCGCAGCTCCGCTGATTTCGGCCTGCATATCGAAAAGAAGGATGTGTTTTCCGCCCCAAGCTACGATGCGGAGTTCATCTCCATCCCCGGAAGAAGCGGCGATATCATCAACCCCAACCGCCGCTTTTCCAATATCAAGGTCACCTATACGGTGTTCCTCATGCGGAAGAATACCGCCGCCCTTGCCTCCGTTCTGCGGGACATCAAGGGCTGGCTGTACTCCGAGCCGGACAGATACCACGAAATCACCGACTCTTACGATGCGGAGTATTTCCGTTACGGAGTCATATCCGGTGTGCTGGACATTGAAGAGCAGCTGAACAAGGTCGGCTGCTTCACCGTGACCTTCAACTGCAAGCCCTTCAAGTACAGCTTTGCGGGACAGCAAACAGTGTCAGTAGACGCATCCGAACTGACGATTACAAATCCGACTGCTTTTGAGAGCCGACCGTACATCAAACTCTATGGCAGCGGTACGGTGGCGCTGCTGATACAACCCCAAGGACGGGGCATGATGATTTCCGACTTGGACGAGTACATCGAGATAGACAGTGAGCTGATGAATTGCTTCAAAGGCACTGTCCTCAAAAACGATACGGTCAAAAGTGCAGTGTTTCCGGTTTTCAAGTCGGGTGTTTGCACAATTAACTGCACTGGTGATGTGTCAAGGATCGAGGTCATTCCGAGGTGGTGCTGTCTGTGATCCCTGTACTTTACGCCGCAAATACCACCGATTTCAGCTCATTCGGTCTTGGCGTACTGACGGACACCATCTCCTGCGAGGTCACCGAGGAGCGAAACGGTGTATTTGAGTGCCTGCTCAAATACCCGGTGAGCGGTCAGCACTACGGGCTTATCACCAAGGAGTGCATCATCAAGGCAAAACCCAACGACACCGCCGCCGACCAGGCATTCCGCATTTACCGCATCACGAAACCCTTAAACGGCATCGTCACCATCTACGGTCAGCACATCTCGTATGACCTTGCCAATGTGCCGGTGCTGCCGTTCAGTACCGATAACCGCTCTCCGCAGCTTATTCTCTCGCAGCTCCTTGCCGGAGATACACGCTTCACGGGCTGGACGGACTACTCGGATGCAAAGGCGTTTTCCGTCACGCAGCCGAAAAGCGTCAGAGCCTGCCTCGGCGGCACGGAAGGCTCCATGCTCTCCAAATGGTATGGTGAGTTTGAATGGGACAACTTCACGGTGAAGTTCCACTCCCACCGTGGGCAGAAAACAGGCGTGGTCATTGAATACGGCAAGAACCTCACCGCCATGGAGCAGGACGAGGACAACAGCGGTGTATATACCGCACTGCTCCCGTATGCCGTATACACCCCGGAAGGCTCGGACACCGAAACGGTGGTCACGCTGCCGGAGGTCACGCTCCCCATTGTGACCTCGGAGATCGTCCGGGCAAAAACGCTCATCATGGATTTCTCCGACCAGTTTGACGGAGTTGTGACCGAGGAAGCCCTCAGAGCAAAAGCAAACAGTTACATCAAGGCAAATCCGCTGGGAGCGACTATCCCCACGGTGAAGGTGTCCTTTGAGCCGCTCTGGAAACAGCCGGAGTATTCGGCACTGCTGGAGCGGGTCAACCTCTGCGATACCGTCACCATTCGGCATTCACTGCTTGGTGTGAGCGTGTCGGCTATGGTCATTGAAACCGTGTACGACACTCTTGCCGAACGGTATGTGAGCATTTCCCTCGGTCAGAGCAAGTCCAGTATGATCACCACCATTTCCGAGGTGCAATCAACGGTCGATAAGGTGGAATCCACGGTGGGACGCTTTCCGAAGCTGCTCCAAACCGCCATCGGCAAGGCTACCGGGCTTATCACCGGTCAGAGCGGCGGCTATGTGGTCATCCACACCAGCGAGGAAAACGGACAGCCCTATGAGCTGCTCATTCTGGACGCTCCCTCCATTGACGAAGCCGTGAATGTCTGGCGGTGGAATGTGGGCGGCTTGGGATTTTCCCGTAACGGCTACAACGGCCCCTACGAAACCGCCATCACGGCGGACGGTCAGATCGTCGCGGACTTCATCACCTCCGGCTCCTTGGTGGCGAATATTATCAAGGCCGGTGTTATCCAGTCACAGGATGGCTCGTCTTATTGGGATTTGGAGAGCGGCGAAGTCGTGCTTCGAGCCTACGCCACCAGCAAGGAGGTCACCGAGGTCAGCGACCGCATCACCACCATCGAGGAACAGAAAATGCTCCGGCTGGTCATCATCTCGTCCAACGGGAACATCTTCAAAAACGGCAATGTGAAAACGCTGCTTTCCGCCAAGGTGTACTCCTGGGACGAGGACATCACCGACACGCTGGATGCCAACCAGTTTATCTGGACAAGGGTGTCGGAGGACACAGAAGCGGACAAAGTCTGGAATGAACAGCATTTCGGCGGTGCAAAGTCCGTGGCCATTACCGGTGCGGATGTCAAAGTCCGCGCCACTTTTTATTGTGACCTCATTGACACCACGACCAGGCAGAGCCTGTTATAACGGAGGAATTCATTATGGCAACCGCAGAACCCACAACAGGAACCGGCACAGCACCCGTTCCTGATACAACAACTTTAAAGGAGGCTTCTCACATGAGCAAAGCACAAGGTCAGTTTACCATCATCGACTACAATGACGCACTGACGCTGACGGGGTACATCGGCTCGAACCTCGCCAAGACTCAGATGTATAACCCCGACAACGGCAGTTACACCCCCGACTGGAAAACGAAGAACCTCGTTCTGACACCCAGTCTGTATGTCATCGGCACCACCGCCGACCAGATCGCCACCGCCAATGTCACCTCGGTCAAGTGGTATGTGGGCGACAGCAACACCGCCATTACCGCAGGTACAAACTACGGACTGAGCGGTGCCAAGAGTCACATCCTCACGGTCAAGGCCAATGTCATGGCGGAACTACCCGGCATCGACTATCGCTGTGTCATCACTTACAAGGACGAAAGCACCGGTCTGTCGCTGACTCATCCGCTGACCATTTCCTTCTCCCGTGTGGTCAACGGCTCCGGCATCGTTGACCTGCTGGTCACCACGCCTAACGGAAATGTGTTCAAGAACGAGGAAGTCGCCAGTCTGACCGCCAAGGCCGAGCTGTGGCGCGGCTCTACGGTGGACACCACCAAGGTCAGCTACAAGTGGGCGGTCATGGACGCATCTGTCACTGCTACCTCTTCCACCGGCTATGATGCGGACTTCGGTATCGGCTGGCGCAAGCTCTCGGATACCGCCGACAAATACACCGGCACGGCCACCAATACGCTCACGGTCTACGCCGCAGCGGTGGACAGCTACGCTGTGTTCAAGTGCTGTGCCCAGGACACGGATTCCGCATCCGCTTCTTATAACACGAAGTTTTTCGACGTGGCGACCTTCATCGACAACTCTGACCCGCTGCAGATCATCGTCACCTCCACGGGCGGCGATGTGTTCAAGAACGGCCAGGGCACGACTGTGCTGACCGCCGTCTGCTATCAGGCAGGCTCCGAGGTGGATGCAGCCGGGAACGGCAGTTACACCTGGACGAAGTATAACAAGGATGGTGCAATCGACACCTCTTGGGGTACCAACGGCAGCAAGACCGGCAAGACCCTGTCGGTGTCCAGCGCCGATGTGGATACCAAGGCAACCTTTATGGTCGTTGTGGCGCTTTAAGGAGGTGGTGAGATGATCGCATCGGCTCAGTTCACGATTATCAGTCTCTGCGATGTGGTCACCTCGGACACGCCGCCGGAGAACCCCTATGAGGGGCAGCTCTGGGTGGACACCTCTGTGACCCCGCCGGAGACGAAGATCTGGGACGGAAACGAATGGGTGGTGCAGAACGACATTGAAACGATCCGCACCACCATTTCCATTCTGACCGAGAAGGACGCACAGTTCCAGCAGACCATTGACGGGCTGAACAGCTACGTGGCAACCCTCACCGAAACGATGGAAACGGTATCCAACAACCAGGGTGTCCTGGAGGAACGGGTACTGAATTCCGAGAGCCGGGTTTCCGAACTGGAACACACGGTAGATGGGCTGTCCGTCACCATGCAGGAGCAGTACATCGGCGGTATCAACTATGTTCAAAACTCCTCTGGGCTGAACGGCATCACAGACGACTGGAGCTATTCCGGTACGGTAAAGACGGACACCTCCACCGATACGCAGAACAACACCATTTCCGACTCCTGCTTTGTGTTGGGGGCTTACTCCTCGTTGTCGCAGTATATCCGAGGGATAGTTCCAGGCACCTATACCATTTCCGTCCGGGCGAAAAAGACCTCGGCCATGTCCGGGTATTTCTATGTGACCTACAACGGGAACAAAACGAAGTATCTGTTCAATAAGAGCACCGCTTTTGACTGGACGGATTTTACCGTCACGCTCACCGATGTGACCGACCCCACGCTGCGTATTTACTGCTACTGCCGGGATGCGTCCATTTATCTCGCCGACATCATGATCTCCGAAGGAGCGATTCCCCGAAAGTGGACGCCCGCTCCCAACGAGATCTACACTCAGGAGGTCAAGATCGACAAGCGGGGCATCGAGGTATCCAACAGCGCATCGTCCCAGCGGACGGTCATCACGAACACGGAGTTCGCCGGTTACTACAACGATGAGGTGATTTTCACCCTGAACAAGGACGAAACGCAAACCAAGAAAACCACGGTGGACGGCGAACTGACCGTGGGTAAAACGAAGTTTGTCCCGATGCCGACGGCGTCCGAAGGGCTGAACATCGTCATTCTGGATTAAGGAGGGAAAACTATGGCAACTTGGAAAAGCGCGGCATACGATGGGCGCTATCTTCAACTGGACATTTCAGAAAGCGTGAATGTGGTCGGTAACAGCTCGACACTTTCCTGGACGCTGACCTCTACCGGTGGCGCATCCACTTATTACACCATTGACACGACCACTGTAACGATCAATGGTACAACCGTATATTCAAAGGACCGTACCTATTGGGATGACCGTGTTTTCCCGGCAAAGAAAGGTTCTGTCAGTGGCACGATTACTGTAGCTCACAACAGCAACGGCAGCAAAACGATTGCGGTCGGATTCTCGACCCGTGTTTATATCTACGGTTCACAGGAATACGGCGGCAGCATGACGCTGACTACCATTGACCGCTCTACTCCCACAGTTACATTCAGTACATCGAATGTCACGGCAAACGGGTTCAAAATCTCCGCTACATCCTCTGCCACGGCAGACATCTGGCAGTACAGTACAAACGGCGGTTCGAGTTGGACGCAGTTCTCAACGACGGCATCCACCAGTGCCAGCGTAACACTGTCCTCGCTCTCACCGAACACAAGCTACACGGTGAGGGTCAGAGCAAGGCGGCAATACAACCATGTCTACGGCACATCCAGCAGTTCCACGGTCAAGACGCTGGGCGGTGCGGTGGTGAACAGTGTCAACACGGTGACGGCGGACAATGCCACGGTTTCCATTACCATCAATGTGACCGTGTACGAAGCCTCCTACACCAATACGTTGGTGCTCAAAAACGGCAGCACGACCATCCTGACTATTTCCGGGCTTTCCTGGTCGAAGGGCACGGCGAACCGCACGGTCACGCTGACATCGGCGCAGAGGACAACGCTGTTGAACGCTATGGCGTCAATCAAGTCGTTCACAGGTACCTTTGCGGTTTCGTCTTACAGCGGCTCTACACAGATTGGCAGCACTTCAAGCAAAACTGCCACGGTACTGACCACGGCGACCAATTCCGCTCCGACCATAAGCGGATTCACTTATGCCGACAGCTACACGACCACAAAGAACCTCACGGGCAACGATCAGCTGTTCGTACAGGACTACTCGACCCTCAAGGTCACGCCCGGAACGGCGACCGCGAAAAACGGAGCGTCCATTTCCAACTACACAGCTTCCTGCAACGGGCTGTCATCCTCTAACACTACCGGCTCTGCCTTATCCTGTCTCTTATACACATCTCCGAGCCCACGAGACGGACTCCTATCTCG